CGCTTATTTGGCAAAATATCATTCGATCTGGGACTTTTACTCGATGTGTTCATACATCATAATGAATCCCTCTCCATTGCATTGCACACCCATGACATTATAATCAATCCACTCTACTGCTTCTTCAACTGTCATCCCCTGTTTTTCAAAGACCTTAACCATTTTGTTATAGTCGTATATTAATATGCCACTATCTGACACACCTGCTATTGCGTCATCTAAACCATGTAATATTAAAGCTCCGTCTTTGAGTTGCATAGTGTAATCAGTGATCTCTGTTGCCCTCAAAAACGCAAACGAAATAAAGATAAGATCCAGTAAGGTTTTTTACTTTATGAAAAGCACCATCAGGAATTGTTACAACATCCTCTGGAGATACCGTGAAAGTTTCATCATCTATCGTCATTTCTCCTCTTCCCTTTAAGAAAAAATATACCTCTTCTTTTCCCTCATGGGAATGTCCTCGGGTTTCTTGAAAAGGCTTTAAAAGGGTGCTACTAACAACTAAATTATTTAAGATAGTATTATCTTCAAGAATGTAAGTGTCGTTATCTTTAACTATTTTACCTTTTATATCGTAAATATTAAACTTCATTTTATGCGGGGATTTTGAACCAAGAGGGTGTCTTCCTCTTACTCCACTTGGCGAAGTAAGCTTTTTCTCCATTGTAATATGACCTGTAAGCTGTCACGCTGTTCGAATTTTTATATTTTTCTGGCATGGCTTGTGCGAATTTAGTCAATCCTTTGCGTGGTATATTTAGCTTGTGGTAATTAGATCCGCACCACCCGATAGCATCTAGAGACTTATGAACCTTGCCATAGCGTCTAGTATACTCTTGACACATGGCGTAGGCATGATCTAGCAACCATTCGTAGTTCTCTGCTGACTCTCTAGCCCACTTAGTGCAAGGGTGATTGTAGAATGCTCTCCTGTATGGTGCGTCACCATTAGGGAACACAGAACAGAGCATCTGCGCTGATTCTAAAATCATTTTAACAACGTGCTTATCACACAATTGTTGTGCGGCGGTCTTAGGGTCAGTGTCTACTGCAAATATATTCATGCTTATTTGGTGTTTTCTTGTTCGATCTGGGATCTTTCTTCCAGAAGCATTGCTTTAGCTAAGATAGCATAGTTTACTATGTCATCGCAAGCATCTTCTACAGTTTCATTTGGGACAGATAGTTCACTGTCATTAGTGAACGAGTAGATTCTTTTTATTTTGTCGATTACACGGAGAAGCAAACCCTGCACAGGGTGGATGTCCAGTATCTTTGATGCATTAAAATTAGCGAAGGGATCGGTAGCACCCTTGCCACCAGTATAATCACTGTTTTTCTTTTGCATGATTACCCTACAAGCTTTGCAGGTATCATCGTGAAGTTTAAGTAGTTCTTTAGTGTTCATTCTTTAATCCACTTTATTAATTTTTCTATGTCATACAAGTCTTTTTTTTGCATTGCAACCCTATCACCGTAACCATAATTAGTTACCGAATGTCTTTCCTTGAAAACTTTTCTGGTCGTAAAGCCCCCTATCTCTACACAGCTACCCATTGAATCTTCAAAAGGATAAGTAACCATAGCAAAATCAGTTTTAAAGTCTTTTAAAGAATTAAAATACAAAGCACCCCCTCTATATTTAGTGGCTTTTATTTGATAAGTTCTCCCCTTTAATGTAAAATCCAAACCATTATCTCCAGATAGTTGAACACTATCATCAATCTCAGCATTGAAAAGTTTACTGAATGCCATCTCACCTTTCAAGCCAATGATGTTCATTTCTAAATCATCTGTCTTTTGGCAAAACCTACGATTCCACGCTTGCTTTTTTGTATCATTACGAATGTGAGCAATACGATCTATTTCTTCTAAGTCTTCTGGGGTCAATTGAATAATCATTGGTTTTTTTTGATCTCCTCCTTTGCTTTTTTATAGAAATCATCTCGTTCTTTTTCGCTCATAGAATCATACTCCTCTTCTGTTAAATTCTCTGCCTCATAAAGAGCCATATCTATTTCTTCGTTAGTGGGATAACGAACCTTATGTTTGTCAGCCTCTGGGATTACACCCAACCAACAAATACTTTTTTCTTCTTCTTTCATAATGTTAATACCTTTTTAATTCTTCTAGTGGTGGTAATGGTTTATGTTTCATTGTTTAAGATATTTAATAGCTCTGGCTAAAGTATTTGGATTGTCATGAAAGCACCCTATAGCTCTATTACAAAGTTGGCAAATGTAACCTCTAAATTTACCAGTTTTATGATCATGGTCTAATACCCAAGGTGTGGTTAAGGAGCGATTCTCCCTGCCGTTATTGGTAAGTTGCTCTCTGTTTTTATTACATATTGGACAAACGTAATCATCAGGAGGGGGAGGTGTAGTCTCTCTAAGATGTTTTAGAAGTCGAACATATTCTGACATACATGACTTACACACTGTTTTTAGATACTTAGCACCGCTCTCAGGACTAAATGATGAACGGGGTAATCTTCGGTTGCACTTGGAACAAACTATTGTTTCCGATCCTTCGGGTATGGAATAAAAATCTTTAAATAACTCGTCCTGAATCATTCTTTAATGATGGTTTATGTTTTATATTTAAGCCCCCCACATTACTCTTATCCTAAACATCTCCGCTCTACTCCAATCTTTTACTGCCCCAAATTGATTTCTGTAATTTAAACTTATTGTAATATATTCATTAAAATTACTCTGTATTGGTATAAAAGGTCTGAACCAGAGAAACTCGGGATCGACAACTCTGTTTTCATCTACTTGTTTTACTTCTACTATATACCAAATAGGCTTTTCAAAAGATGAATCAGATATCCAGCCAACTTCTACTCTGCCAGTGAGTATATCATGATTTATCTGTAGTTCTGGGACAGGAGGGGATTCGCCCCAATGGTCATCCGCTCTACAAAATAAAGAAATAAATAAGTAGACTGGAATTAAAATTAGTTTTTTTATCATTTTAATTCTTTTATTAAGCTTTCCATGTCTCGCATTTGAGAGTCTTCCTCTAACCAAATGTTATCACATATTGTTTTACGATAGACCCCATTCTCATCTACGTCTTTGGCATAGTTCCATCCCTGTAGTGTTACTTTAAAATCTTTTGTGTCTCCTGCTGTCGTTGTCCAAACAACAATAGCGTCATCTCTGACGTAAGACTTTAATTGTTTTGGGGGAATGCATCTCTTGAAGTCATCCCACTGGTGAGGTCGTAAACCTTTTATTTCTATGCACCTACCTACTATATCTAAATCACCCTTTAATTTTTTGTTTTTAAAGTCAACAAAGTTAGGAGTAATTCCCCTATTATCAATGTGTCTTTTGAGCCACACTGTAGTTGCAACCTCAGACTTAACACCAACTAAATTACTACTTATTTTATTGTGGTTGTAGGAACCAGACCCTAGTGTGTTATTACCCCCATAATGATCCACTATTTTTTGGGCATGGTCCCTACACCATTTTAGCTGTTTGTCTGAGAGCGAAACCTCAATCATCTGATATTGGTTTTTTAGCTAAATGAGTCGAGGAGATGTTGTATTGTTCGGAGTGTTGATTACCTTTGGCAATTGAGGTGTAGGTGAAGCTGTCTTGTGGGTCAGCAGGACGACCATAACCTCTCTCTTCCTCAAGGGTTTCTAACATTTTGCACAGTTGGTATTTGGTGAGGGTAACGGTGACTGGGAATTGTTTTTGTTTTTTATTCTCGTAGGTGACCGTTATTTTATCAACCTTAGTCTCCGTGTTATTTGCCAGTATTAGGCTAACACAGAAGAGGGTTAAAATAAAACAACAAGATAGAATGATTAGTGTTCTTTTGTTCATTAGTCTACTAGTAAGTTAAAAATTTCTTCGTCAGTAAATGCTTCGGGGTTTCTGGAGGCTTTAATTAGTAATTCTTCTTTGCTTGCTAATTCCTGTCTTACTTGATTGTAGGTTTTAGAATCTAAAACTAACTCTCTTGTTTCTATTTCATAAACATACAAGTCTTCATGGAATCTAGTATACTCAGCGAAGTAGTCAAGCACATCTTCAATTGTAGGTAAAAGTTCTAACTGTTGGTCATCATATGCGTTCTGGATTCTAATCTCATATTTAAATGTAACCATAGCTAGGTCATCCTTGGGATTGTCGGGGTCAATGGGAGGTTGCATCGGGGGTGTAGCCTCTTCAACAACAGTTTCAAAAATATCATCATACTCCACGGTATGCTCGTCTATGAAGTAAATAAATATCTGCATACATACAAATATTATCAAACCAAACAGTAAACCTGCCCCCAATGCTTTTATTAAATCTTTTTTATTCATCTTCGTCTATTTGTTTTTGGTAGAAGTCTTTAGTCCACCCATCGTTGTAGGGACTGTTAGCTTCTATTTGTTGTTTAAGTTTCTCGTTTCTCTTTTTTTTTTCTTCCATCCTGCGGATATGCTTATCCCAGATTCCCTCTTCTATTTGTTCCTCATCATCCTCATGATAAGGGGTGAAGGCTTGAGTCAATCTACGTATCCTTTCCTGTTCCCGCAAGTTCATATATACCTGCACTGGAAATTTTAAGAATGAATCAATCATGCTTGCGACACCTATGAACACAGCAAGTAAGACACCAACTGTCAAGGCTGCAACAATAGAAATAAAAATATGAATTACCTTAATATAAGTAGACATTATTTAAATAATAAACTCGATAGCATTATAAATGCAAAAATAAAAAATAACAAATAAATGAAAGCTTCTAGTCTGGACATGTCGATTTAGGGTGAATTCTTCGACATGTATTACAGTCATGTCGTCACTCTCGACACATGCTCATCGGGAAAATATTTTTCCAAACACGCAAGCTTATCATCTGCATCAACCAAAAGTTCTAAAGCTTCGTTAGCATTCTTCCAGTAATCTTCTGTAGAGTGGTCTCCGATACCTGCGGGGTGATCCGCAAGCAGGTCTAAAGAAAGAAGGGCTTTCTTTTGTTCTGCGATGGCTTGAGATCGCAACATTTCATATAGCTGTTGTTTCATTTTTTTTCTTTCTGTTTGCGCTCAATGTAGCGTTCTTGTTCTGAATTAATTCCCATACAACGGCAAATAAATAATACAAACGCTATCCAGGCGGCGACAATAAATATCCATAGTAGCATGGATTTGGATTATATCCAGTATTTAGAAGGAGTCAAGAGAATTTTTCAACAATTCTGAAAAAAGTGCAATTAAGAGTTTACCTAAACTTTCTCCATAGGGATTTGATACTCTGAGTAAGGCAAAAACCAATGCTCGCAATCATTTAATACATCTTTTAATAAAACCATCGACATCATATCTTTTCTGCCTTTACGTCGATAGCCCTTATACAAACACTGGTCTACCTTATCGACCGTCTCTCTTAAATTACATTTTTCTTTTGCGAGGTTATATAAATCAACATTTTTGGCATGTAGAAAGAATGCCCCAAAATCAAAAGCTACCCAAAGAGGTGTTCCGTTTTCATTACACCAACCAGTCTTTCCATTAACATTAAGAAACTCTAATAGAATTTTACCTTCTCTAGTTGAATTTTTTAATCCTTTTAAATCAACAGTCTCTCCATTTACCACAAAATCTACATGCCCAATATCTTGAACCTTACCTGTTTTTTTAATAGTTAAACCTGAAGATAAGCAAGAATGCTGGTAACGCTTGGTAGATTCATCCATGAGCTTTTTTGTGTGTGCTACATGGTTTAATCCTGAAAGACCTTTAGCTTTATCCGAGATCATAGAATATATAATACTTAAGCAAGCGATTTGTTCAAGTATATAGAGCAAAAACCCCCATCCACAGGATGGAGGTGCCTAGAGTTTAGCCCTT